CGGAGCCGCTCCTGGCGGTGTGCTGGAACACCCCGGCACGATCAAAGACCCACAGCGTGTGCGGGAGAGCTGGCAGTCCACCTTCGGCGGCAGCGGAAACGCAAATAAGATCGCCGTGCTGGAGGAAGGCATGAAATATACGCCCATCGGCATCTCGCCGGAGCAGGCGCAGTTCCTCGAAACACGAAAATTCCAAATCAATGAGATCGCTCGAATTTTCCGAGTGCCGCCCCACATGGTGGGTGACCTGGAAAAGTCGAGCTTTTCTAATATTGAGCAGCAGTCCCTTGAGTTTGTAAAATACACCCTCGACCCCTGGGTTATCCGTTGGGAGCAGTCCATTCAACGCTCGCTGCTGAACTCCGAGGAAAAGAAGAAGTACTTTGCAAAATTCAATGTGGAAGGTCTGCTTCGCGGCGACTATCAGAGCCGCATGAACGGGTACGCCATCGGGCGGCAGAACGGCTGGATGTCCGCAAATGACATCCGGGAGCTTGAAAACCTCGACCGTATCCCGGCAGAGGATGGCGGCGATTTGTACCTCATTAACGGCAATATGCTCCCGCTAAAAAATGCCGGGGCTTTTGCAAATACACCTACCGATGACGGAAAGGAGGAAAAATCCGATGAAGAAATTCTGGAATTGGAAGACCCGAACGGTGACCAATCAGGAGACACAGGAGCAGGTTCAAGAGAGGACGCTGTTTCTGAACGGGACCATCGCCGAGGAAAGCTGGTTTGACGATGATGTCACCCCGCAGCTTTTCAAGGACGAGCTCATGTCTGGCAGTGGCAACATCACCGTGTGGATCAACAGTCCCGGTGGTGACTGCGTGGCGGCGTCTCAAATCTACAATATGCTCATGGACTACAAGGGTGATGTGACCGTGAAAATCGATGGCATTGCGGCATCCGCAGCATCCGTCATCGCTATGGCAGGCACGAAGGTGCTGGTGTCCCCGGTGTCCATGCTTATGATCCACAACCCCATGACAGCGGCATTCGGCAATTCGGACGAGATGCAGAAAGCTATCAAAATGCTCGGTAGCGTCAAGGATTCCATTATCAACGCCTATGAGATCAAGACGGGGCTTTCCCGTGCCAAGCTCTCGCACCTCATGGATGCCGAAACTTGGATGGACGCAAACAAGGCTGTGGAACTCGGCTTTGCGGACGAAATCATGCAGAGAAACTCGGAATCCGAAGAGGTACCCACGCCTGCCGTTTCCATGCTGTATTCCAAGGCGAATGTGGTGAACTCTCTCATGGAGAAGATTGCTGCAAAGTGCGCCATCACCCCAAAATCCAACCGTACACAAAAAGCCGATGACCTTATGGATCGGCTCAATCTCATTAAAAACTGGAGGTAATTCAATATGACTATCAACGAACTGCGTGAAAAGCGCAACCAGGCTTGGAACGCCGCAAAGGCATTTGTTGAAACCAAGCGCGACAAGGACGGTCTGCTGTCCGAAGAGGATGCCAAGACCTATGCTCAGATGGAAAAGAAGGTACAGGACTACAGTGCTGAGATCGAGCGCATGGAGGCTATGTCCGCAATGGAAGCAAAGCTGAATAAGCCCACTTCTTCTCCCATCACCGAGAAGCCCATGAACGGCAAGTCCACCGCTGACGAGAAGCCCAAGACCGGTCGTGCTTCCGATGCCTACCGCACCGGAATGCTCACCGCCCTTCGCAGCAACTTCCACCAGGTGAGCGATGTCCTTCGCGAGGGTGTTGACGCTGACGGCGGCTACCTCGTACCCGAGGAGTATGATTCCCGCCTCATTCAGACGCTTTCCGAGGAAAACATCATGCGAAAGCTCGGTCATACCATCACCACATCCGGTGAGCATAAGATCAACATTGCAGCGACTGCGCCTGCCGCTGCGTGGATCGAGGAAGGCGGTGCACTCTCTTTCGGTGACGCAACCTTTGCACAGATCCTTCTGGATGCGCATAAACTCCATGTTGCCATCAAGGTGACCGAGGAACTGCTCTACGACAATGCGTTCAAGCTGGAGGATTACATTCTCACCGAGTTCGGCAAGGCACTTGCCAATGCCGAGGAGGACGCATTCCTCAACGGCACCGGTGTCGGTCAGCCCCTCGGTCTGTTTGCGGAGACTGGCGGCGGTCATGTGGCAGAAACGCTTACTGCGGCACTCAAGAGCGATGATCTCATCACCCTCATCCATGCACTGAAGCGTCCCTACCGCAAGTCTGCCTCTTTCATCATGAACGACAAGACCATCGCACAGATCCGCAAGCTGAAGGACAACAACGGTGCGTATATCTGGCAGCCTTCCTATCAGGCAGGCGAACCGGACCGCATTCTCGGCTACACGGTTCATACCTCTGCGTATGCTCCGGAGAATGCTATTGCGTTCGGCGATTACAGCTACTACAACATCGGCGACCGCGGCACCCGTTCCTTCAAGCAGCTCAACGAGCTGTTCGCGGGCAACGGTATGATCGGTTTCGTGGCTAAGGAACGTGTGGACGGCAAACTTATTCTCCCCGAAGCCGTTCAGATCCTCAAGCTGAAAACCGAATAAGGAAGGAGGCGGCGGTGATGGACGAACTTCTTTCCAAAGTGAAAGCCAACCTTATCTTGGAACACACGGCGGATGATGCCTTGCTGAAAAGCTACATCACCGCCGCTGTTTCTTACGCCGAAAGCTACCAGCACATCCCGGAGGGCTTCTACAAAGAGAACCCCATGCCGCCCACCACGGAGCAAGCCGTCATCATGCTGTCGTCCCACTTCTACGAAAGCCGGGACGGCAGCACGGGCGGCTTCTTTGCGGATAACACCGGAGCGGCGCAGCAGGTGTGGAACACGGTCAATCTGCTGCTCCGCTTGGATAGGCGGTGGCAGGTATGAGTTTTGGAAAAATGAACGGCTTTGCCGACATTGTAGAAACCCGCCAAGTCAAGGACAGCGAAGGCTTCACTCATTCCGAGGATGAAGTCCTCGCTTCCATCCGTGTATACCGGGAAGGTCGGCATGGCAGTCAGCGTTGGGCGAACCTCGCTGCATTCAGTGAAGCGACCGACCTATTCCGCTTTCGGTGTATTCCTGGGCTGATGATCACTACCGACCAGTTTCTCATTTGCGATGGCTGTCGCTACGATATTGTGTCCGTAGAGGATGTCAAAGGCCGTGGGATGTACATCGAGGTTTTAGCGAAAAGGAGTGAACCTACCATTGGCAAAAGCTGAAATGAAAATGCCGGAGGATTTCCTTCTGAAGATCTCCAAGCTCGGCAGCAATTTTGACAGCGTGGCGGATACCGTCCTGCAGGCCGGTGGCGAGGTGGTGCTGAAGAAGGTCAAGAGCAATCTCTCCTCCGTTATTGGCAGAGGAACAAAATATGACTCTCGCTCCACGGGCGAACTGGAAGGTGCGCTCGGCCTTTCGCCCTCCAAGCTGAATCGGGACGGCAACCACGACATCAAGGTCGGTTTTGCCGAGCCACGCTCGGACGGCGGCAGCAATGCCAAACTTGCCAACATTCTCGAATACGGCAAGCACGGGCAGCCCGCAAAGCCGTTTCTGAAACCCGCGAAAACAGCGTCCCGGCAGGAATGCATCGATGCCATGACCAAGGTACTGGATGAGGAGGTGGAAAAGCTGTGAGCCTGCTATCCGATTTACAAACCATCGCCGAGCATTGCGGTGTTCCAGTGGAAACGGGTGTGTTTTCCGGCAAAGCGCCGGACACCTATCTGGTCATCACGCCGCTGTCGGACAGCTTTGAGCTTCACGCCGACAACACCCCCGGCTGCGAAACGCAGGAGGCACGGCTGTCCCTCTTCACAAAGGGCAGTTACACCAAACTGAAAAATGACCTTGTCCGTGCCTTGCTTGGTGCGGACTTTTATATTACCGACCGCCGGTACATCGCCTTTGAGACCGAAACCGGCTATCATCACTACGCCATTGATGTGGCACAAATTTATGAATTGGAGGTTTAAGACATGGCAACCATCGGTCTTGACAGACTGTATTACGCAAAAATCACCGAGAACGATGCCGGTGAGGAAACCTACGGTACACCGGAGCAGCTTGCGAAAGCCATCTCCGCTGACCTTTCGGTGGAACTGGCAGAAGCGACGCTCTATGCCGACGACGGTGCTTCGGAGATTGTGAAGGAATTCAAATCCGGCACACTCTCCCTCGGCGTTGACGATATCGGCTCTACGGCG